TGTCGAGGGAATGAGGCGGGTGGTTTTCAGGTTCCACCAGATGGCCCGGCCATGAAGGGCGGGACTCTGTTCTCCGGCATCGGCGCTCCCGAATGCGCGGCCCCGTTCATCGACTGGCGATGGGCGGCCGAGATCGATCCGTTCGCGTCGGCGGTTCACAAGACCCGTTTTCCGGGAGTGCCAAACCTTGGCGATGTCACCAAAGTCGATTGGAGATCAGTTGAGCCTGTCGATGTCCTCGTCGCCGGCAGCCCGTGCCAATCATTCAGCGTGGCGGGAAAGCGACTCGGCCTGGATGATCCGCGCGGCAACCTCGCCCTCGTCACCCTTCGCGTGGCTCACGAGCTTCGGGTGCCATGGCTGGTTTTCGAGAACGTCCCCGGCCTCCTGTCGTCTGACGACGGGCGGGATTTTGGAGCCTTCCTCGGGCTCCTGGGCGAATGCGGGTATGGGTGGGCCTACCGAATCCTTGACGCTCAGTTTGCCGGAACACCACAGCGGCGCCGTCGCATCTTCGTTGTCGGATATCTTGGAGACTGGCGACGTGCCGGAGCGGTACTTTTTGAGCCCGAAAGCCTGCAAGGGCATTCTCCGCCGCGCCGAGAAGCGGGGGAAGACGTTGCCCGCCCAATTGCTTCGGGCTCTGCAAGGGGGAGCGGGTATCGCAACGACGCAGACACGGCGGAGAACCTGATCGCTCAAACGCTGCGCGCCAGAGATATGGCGCGCGGAGTCGATAGCGACTGCACCGACACTGCGCGCCATGAACTACGACGGAAGCCATGCCAACGCGGGCGGGCAGGTGGCCGTCGCCTTCACCCAGAACAGCCAAAGCGAGGTTTGCCTGACTAGCGCGGTGAGACGATTAACCCCTCTCGAATGCGAGCGCCTTCAGGGATTCCCCGACCGCTGGACGGCCATCACCTACCGCAGCAAGCCTGCGGCGGACGGCCCCAGGTATCGCGCGATCGGCAACAGCATGGCCGTCCCCGTGGTGCGCTGGATACTCACGAGGCTGGCGACCGCGCACGAGGTCTTTGCCGGCGAACAGCCCGAGACGGTCACGGAGCGGTCGTGACCCAGCCTGCCAAGCCCTTCACCCCGAAAACCCTGGCCCGACGTTGGGACTGCACCCCGATGCACGTCCGCAGGCTGGTTGCCGCCGGCCGGTTGCAAGCCTTCCGCCTGGGGCGTTTAATCCGCATCCGGCAACTGGAGGTCGAACGGTTCGAGGCGGGGCAATGCCAACAGGAAAGCGGCTCAAGCTCTATCGTGGCGTCTGGTGCATCTACTGGCGCGACGACCGGGGAAGGTCACGACGAGCTAGCCTTGGCACGGCGGACCAGGCTGCAGCTCAAGCAGCTTTCGAGCGCTGGCAAGACGACAGCCTGAAGCCGGCGGAGAACGCGACCGTGAGCGAGATCGTCTCGGCATACCTCAAAGACAGGAAGGACAGGATTGCCCACCCCGAGGCCATGGCCCTGTCGTGGCGATCGGCGGAATCGTTTTTCGGCAAGCGAAAACCCTCGGGCATCACCCGCCAACTCTGCCGAGACTACGCGCGCAAGAGGATGGACGCACACGCCGCGCGCCCGCTCAGCGCCGGCACGATCCGCAAGCAACTCGGCATCATGTCGGCGGCGCTCAAGTGGCACGACAAGCGGACCCCGGCAGAGATCGAACTGCCCTCTCCGCCACCGCCCAAATCCCGCTTCCTGACGCGCAAGGAAGCCGGCCGGCTGGTCTCGGCATGCCGCGACCATCATATCCGCCTGTTCGTCATTCTGGCGCTGACGACCGCCGCCCGAGCATCGGCCCTGCGTCAACTGAAATGGTCATCGGTGGATTTGGACCGAGGCAGGATCAATCTCGGCCCGAGCGTCGGCAACAAGGGGCGCGCTGTGGTGCCGATCAACGAGACCGCCCGCCAGGCCCTCGTGCTGGCCCGTGAGGGGGCGACGTCGGATTACGTGATCGAGTATGCCGGCGGGCCGGTGGCGTCGGTCAAGAAGGGATTCGCTGGGGCATGCCAGCGCGCCGAACTCGAGGGCGTCACCCCGCATGTGCTGAGACACACCGCCGCCGTGTGGATGGCCGAGGCCGGCACGCCCATGAGCGAGATCAGTCAGTATCTCGGGCACACATCGACCGCCGTCACCGAGCGGGTCTATGCACGATATAGCCCGGATTACCTGAAAAGCGCTGCGGCGGCCCTGGAGTTGGAGCCGCCGCAGAAGGTGCAAATGTTCAAAGGGGAACTACCTAAGAGACGGCAGAAACCCTTGCGGTGATTGGTGGGCGCAGCAAGGATTGAACTTGCGACCCCTACCATGTCAAGGAACAGGCCCCCTCGCAATGTGGCGCTTTCCTTGGCTTTCTGCGCACCCAGCAACGTCGTTTTCGCAACATAGTTCACTGGACGTTCGCAAAAACAGGTTCATTTGAACGAAAGAGCGCTACCTATCGCCACCCCGGCAGACTGAGGGGGAGAGAGGATGACCGACCGTGACGTGCAAGCCCTGCTCGATGAGGCGATGACGCTCTTGAAGGATTGCCTTGATCGATTGCCCGATTGTGCCACCGAGCGAGACGTTCGCGAGTTTGTCGCGAAAGTCGCGCCCGATCCAGTCGAAGTGCTGGATAGCCATTTCGGCAGCGCAATCAATGGTGCGTCGCCAGCGGCGCAAGCATGGCAAGTCGTCAAATCCCGCCTCACCGCGCCGGCCGTCGATCTGGACGAGATCGAGCGGGAGTTGATGGAGCATTGCCGAACTCAAGGATGGCATCCGCACAGGCGGAGAGATTTGGGTGATTATTTCCGCCAGCGCCGCGAGCGCGCGAAGGGAGGCAGGCCATGACCCCCGAAACGCGCGCCGACATAGCGAAAGTGAGAGGGCTGACATGAGCAAGCCAGCGAAGCGCACCTATGCGCAGGGCCGCGCCGACGCGCTGGTGCGGAGATTGCGCGAGCAGGCCGTCCCACACGGAGCGCTAAACGGACTTCGCTTGGCCGCTGCCGACGCTATCGCAGCCCTCATCGCCGAGCGCGATGCCCTGCGCGAGCGCGTGAAGGCGATGGAGGAACAATTGGAGCATTTGGTTGACTAACGAAGAGTTGAGGCCGGGGCGGATCGTGAAGCCGGTTCGCAGCAATGCGGCGCTGGTCTGAGTGGCCCGTGAGTAACGGTACTACTGGGGTGCACCCCTAGTCGGGCACCGGCTTCACCATCCGCACGCGCGACGAGAGAGGGCGAATGACGCTTCAGACCGGATCACCACCAATCGGCGTTTGGGAATCAATCAAGGGCATCGCTCGACGGATCTTTGGATGGGGGGAGCGGCGACAGCCCGTCTCGCCCATTTCGACCGTGACCGCACCGCCCGCGCCGGAATCAACGAGAGCAAAAGCAGAACCCGCGCCAAGACAACAACCCGCGCCGAGAGGGCTGCGGCGGAAGATTGAAGACGCCGCCAATGACATTCTGGATCGCTTTGCGGAAAGCGCCCGCGATGACAAGACGCCCGGCACAATCGGGACTTACATCAATGCCCATAGCGACCTGTGGGGCTGCGATTACCATCTCGTCGATGAACTGGCCGAAGATTGCGAGGGTGCCAGCCGGTTCTATCTGGTGACAGGAGATGCACACGAACAAACCGAATCCGTTTGGCCGGTTGATTTCGCCACGCTCGTTCCGAAGGAAAATGATGAATACTTCATGGCGCGCATTTCCTCCGTCTCGTCTTACGAGGTGCGCGGCAAGGTCAAAGTCGCGCCGCCGAAGATGCTGGTCCTTAGCCACGGGCAATTGACGGAGCACCGAACATGGTGGGCTCAAAACACGCTTTGCGGCCTGATTGGCGGCGAGTGGACTGACATAGGCAACACCATCGTCAGCAGTAAGGGGAACTCGAACTACACCCGCTCAAAATCGGACGCGACGGAGATTAAGAATACAATAGCAATCAGCCTCGCCGCTGTGCTAACGGCCCGCTATTCGTGGCACGTCGCGCTTGGTTCCGGCGTGGGAGGCCCGAGGCTGGTGCTGCCAACAAACCCAACTGGCTGCCTCGCCTTATTCCGCGACCGAGACGCTCCCGAAAACGGGAGGCGCGCGGCCTTGCGCCACTGGGTCGCCAACCACTATCGGGACAGTTCAATTTCCGCCGCAGATATCATTTACGTCCGGGACCATTTGCGGGGAGCCACGCAATTTAATTGGCGAGGTCTTCAGTGCGAGTTAATGGTGAGCCAGTTCGATCTCGAGAAGAACGACTTTTTCAGGCTGCAAGCCGCAGAGTGGCGCTCTCAGCGCAAGCACAACCGCGTAAGGCTGCGAATGAAAGACCGCATAAGGTAGCCTTGAATCGACAAAAGCGCCGCCGGCCCGTCAAGGCCAGCGGCGCGCTATCTAACGGCCAATTATTCGCAGATCGCCGTCCTTATCCGGTGAAAAATCGCACCGTCTGACTTAGCATGATCAAGACCACGACATAGCTCGCCGCGGTGACGCGACCACAGAACCACTCCGCCCAGGCCGACCAGCCGTCAAGGAACGGGAACTCGGTGCCCGGCAGGCAGACGATGCGCTTGAGCCTGCCGCTCGACTCCCCAGGGCCATCGTGCGCGATGCGCCAGAAAGCCCAATACAGAACGCCCATCAGGGGATTGAGCAGCAGCAACCCGCGCCTGGTCATCGGCCCGACCGCGACGCCCGCAGAGCCGTAGCCCGGCTTCGGGTATCCAGGGGCCTCGCCGGCAAACAGGGCGATGGCCACGATCGGCACCAGCCACCACGGTGCCCCCGTCGCCCAGGTCAGCGCGAACGCAGAGACGCCAGCCCATATCCCGCTGGCGACCGTCGAACCCCAGACCCGCATGGCCCATGCCGGCAGGTATGCCGCCCACACCTCGCGGCTAGGCCCGCCCCGCGGCACGCGGTACAGCGCGGCCGACAGTTCGATGGCCAGCAGTATTTGGGCGACGTAGATCGCGGTACTCATCGCCTCGACAGCGCGTGCCAGACCAGCCAGATGATCACAGCCCAAAGAATGAACTCCATCAGATCCAGTCCCCCATGCTCATGACCACGAGACCGCCGACGCAGATCGCCAGGAAGATCAGGCCGGCCAGGAAAGCGGGATCGAGGATCATCGGCACATCGCTTCGACTTTGCGATTGTGCGCCACGATCTGCTGAGCGGTGGCCCGCGTAATCACGTCGAGGTCATTGACCGTGATCCGCTTCGCCCAAGCGCACTCATCGCCGCCCGCGCAGCTCGCGGTCAAGATCAGCGTCAGGCAGACGAGCGACAGCTTCGTCGATCGCATTGGATTTCTCCGCTTGCTTCGCCTTGTCCCTGGCCATGTCCCGCTCGGCGGCGGCCTTGCCCCCCATGCGGGCGAGCAGGACCGTCATGCCGAGCAGAACTGCGAGCGCCAGGCCGATGGCGCCGTAGAGGGCGACGCCGGTCACGCACCAAGCTCCTGTTTGGTCACAACGCGCAACACGCCATTGACGCCGGTCAGGATCATGGCCTGCCACTCGGGGGAGATGGCAAAGCCGGTCTTGATCTGCACCGCGATCGCCACGAAGGCGATGAAGTTAACCCAAAGCGTCTTGCTTCTCAGAAACGATTTCGTGTCCATGTTTTCACTCCGGTTCGAGAACGTGGATCAGCTCTCCCGCCTCGCTATAGAGGCGGAAGAACCAGTGGCCGTCTGTTCGATAAACGGGCTGACGGCCTTTGGCCCATGATGTCCTGTCCGCGACCGCTGGCGTGCAGTAGTGGTCCGCCGAATTGGTCCGATCGTCGATCTCGCCATCCAGCGCCGCGCGGGCAATCTCGAGCGCCAGCGCGAAGTGCAGATCCGTCTCGGTCACGCTGAACAGCTTGGCGCGGTTCAGGTCGGTCGGGTTCCAGCACGAGAACTGCGCCCAGCCATTCGCCGAGCGGAGGCAGATTTGTGTCACATCCCTGCCCCACCACGTCACCAAGCCCTGGCGAGCGAGGTCGTGGCGATTCATGACGACGCTCGACACGTCCTCCATGCCCGCCCGTCCGAGGGAGCGGGCCTCGCCGTAGAGCGTGCGCGCGAGCGTGCCGAGCTCGTCGAACTTGGGCTGGTCGGTCACGCCGCCGGCTCCGTGGGGTGCAGGTTCACAACCGCGCCCTTGGCCGCCTGGGGCAGCGCGGACAAGAGCCATCTCTCCCACGCCTTGGCGATGCGCAGCACCTCGGGCGGTTCGAGCCGACCGTTGAGCGCCATCGAGCACGCCATGGACCAGGCCATGTATCGCACCGTGTAGCGGTCGGGGTTCATCGCACACGTCCGCGCGGGCGACACATCGCCGTCGACGTGTCGATTGATTGCCGTTTCATCGTCATTCCTCGTTATCCGTATCCTGCGGTTTGCGTATAACGATAGCTGCCTTCCGCTCAGCCTCTTTCGCGCTGTTCGCCGCCCGCAAAAGGTGGTCGCACAGCACATAAGCAGCGTCCACGCTCACCGCCTCTTTCTGCGTGCCGTGGTTGAACACGATGGTAATTTGCCCGCCGCATGGCTCCTGGACGACGTAGGGGCCGAAGTGCCCGCAGTGCTCCGAATTGCTCAGCATGTCCTCCTCGATGTTTGATCGCGGGCGCCCGAGCTTGGTATCGATCCGTCGGCGCATTTCGCGGGCCGCTTTGTGGTAACCCCGCTGTTCGAGGAGCCCCGCTTCGTGCGCCAGGGCTTCGATGTCGTCCGCCCGGTTGATCGCGGTGCGGCAGGTCATTTCCCGCGCCCCTTGGGCTTCTCGATCAGGTCCGTGACCTTCTGGCACCAGTCCTTTGGTATTCGGATTTCCCCGTCGCCGTCATCGTCGCGCGTGGTATGCGGAACCAGCACGAGGCACTTGTCGTCCTCGTGCGCGATCCAGCCGACCGACTTGCACGAATGCGGCTTGTCCCTGGCCATTTCGGCAATCGGCTTCCAGCCGGATCGCTCCCCTCCGGCGGCGTCCTTCCACTCGATCAGAACGAGGCGTCTCATTTCCGCCTCCGCCGCAGGAAGGTCAGGAAGTCGGCCGCCATCTCGACGTCGTGAATGACCGTGACCAGCCGCACGTCGTCATCGGCATATCGAGGGTCGATGATCGTCACCGAAGCGGGCGTGATGTTCTGGTTGGGCAGGCCGGTGGTGCGGGCATACCTGTCATGGATCTTGTACCCGGCCACCCGGAGGGCGTGGGACACGAGCCCGGACGCCGGGTCCTTGAGCATCTGATAGCCCGACGTGTGCTTGTGCCCGCAGGTCAGGATGTGGTCGCGCCAGCCCATCTGCGCGGCCTTGGCGGGGCCGTGGGCCGTGTTCCACATCGAATGCCCGATGAAGTCGTGGCGAGCATTGACGCGCACCTGTCGGCCGTTGGGGAACGCCAAGCCGAGGCGCGCGCCCCATTCCTCGTAGGCGATTCCCTGCTGGGACGCGATCCAGCGCACAGGGTCTCCAGCCCCGGACCACAGGTCGTGGTTGCCGGCAAGCAGATAGAGCCAGTCGCACGACTTCACCAGCCATTCGACCAGCCGCCACGCTTCCTTGGCCGACGTGCTCTGCTCGCCGTACAGCTTGGCGAGCCGGCCGATCCAATTATTGGATAGATCGCCGACGTTGGCCCCGAACATGCCCTCGGTTTTGTTGACCACGGAGACGTGATGCTCGAGCGTAGCGATGTCAGTGCCAGGGTCGTCCACATGCGGATCGCCGAAATGGGCAATCGCAATCGGGCCGTCGGTCTTGACCTTGACCGGAATGAGCTGTCTTGCCCTCTGCGCTTGGTCGTGACGCTGATATTCGCGCTTGCGCCGCTCGATCAGTTCGTCGACCGGGGGCAGATCGTCGGGTAGCGTCGGCCGCTCCATCGGCTTCCTGACCATGTCCATCACTTCGGCCATACCAGGATTTCTGCCGCCTGCTGCGGCGCGATTGATCTGGCTCATGGAACCGCCCGGAAGTTCGTCCGCCGGCAGAAGCCCGCGCTTCACAGCAAGGGCAAGGCGGCGGTAGAGCGTGGTCGGGGAGATCTTCAATTCGCGCGCGGCGGCGCTGGCGTTGCCGTCGTGCTCGCGCCACGCGCACAGGGTGCGTCGGATGTCCTCGACCGACAGAGTGTCGTAGTGGTGGCGTCTGGCCATCGCCCGTCACCGCATCGGAATGAACGGGATGAGCTTGGCGAGCAAGGCACCAACGGCCCCCGCCGCACCGCCGACCAGCATCAATGTCCGCCACCCGCCCTTGGCTTCGCTGATCGTGACCATGAGCTCCTTAACGTCACCCCTCAGTTCGGTCACGTCGCGCTGGAGCTGGTGCACTTCCGCCTCGAGCTTGCCGAGATCGCGCTGCGTCCCGAGGCCGTCGCTCATCTATGCCCCCCGGCCCGGTTTGGCCATGTCGGGCGCGACGCGGAAATCCGAGCCGGAGCCGATCATGCACGCGATACCCGGCAATGCCGGATGCTCGATCACCAGCGAAAAGGTTTCCCCCGCCGGCGAAACCCACAGTTCGATCCGTCGGCCATCGGGAGCCAGCGCCACGAAGGCGAGACGTTCGGAATATTCCTTTGCGAGTCCCTCCGCCATCATGGCATAGGGGCCGCATTGCGAAGGCTGCTGCGCACGGGCCGACGCGACGAAGGCTAGCAGCACCAGGGCGATGGCGAGAAAGAACAGGATGCGTCCGATGATCTGGCGCATGGCTCAACTCCCGGCTGGCGGAATGAACAGACAGCGGACGTTGTTCGGATCGGGCCACCGGCACCACCAGATATGCAGGTCGGGGCTTGGGTAGATACTCGGGTCGCCGTCGCGGATCACCTGCCCGGTGCGGATGACCTGCCAGCCGCCGTCGACGCGGGTGATGGCGTCAGCCGGCGCAATGCCGCAATCTTTCTCATTGCAGCACCATGCGGTTTTAGGGTTGTCCCGAATCCATGCAGCATCCCCATGCGCAAGCGCGGAGATAGGGGCGAGCAGGAGCAGGGCGGCGAGCGGTCCCCTCATGCGGACCTCCTACAGATCGATGAAGCGCGGGCGTATCCCGCCCCGCATCGGCCAGACAAAGCGATTGTCAGGCTCTAGTTCGGGCGTGACCGGCGTTCTCCATCCGGGGCAATCCCCGATGATGCGATGCATGAAGTCAGCGACAGCCATGATCTCCGCTGAGCTGCGCTGCTCGAGCTTGAACCCAGGCCGTTCCGCCATCGCCATTTCAAGCGCGCGCTGGTTCATCAGCCCGGACTCGAACAGCGATTCCTGTTCCAGCGTTTGCCCTTCCGGGGTGGTCAGCACCTGGGTCAGCAGGTATTGCCCATAGGACCCGTCGAACCATCCGATGCAGTCGACAGAGGCCGTAGGCGTGCCGAACAGATACATCAGGCACGCGCCGCCGCCAGTGCCGGACACGCAGAACCGGGCTCGTGACGCCGCGTAGGCTTGCAGCAGCGTGGAATCCGGTATGACGGCCAGGTCGACGAAGCCGGACCTTGGTGCGGCGTGAGCCATCTCGGGGTGACCGATCCTGACCACCTGCCCGCCCATGCCGATGATGTGGTCGATCAGCGGGAGATAGCGTTGCGGATCGTTGTCGCGGAGATTGGCGATCGGCTTGTAGCGATAGGTCGGCTCGCGCCAGTGGATGCAGGCGAACCACCTATTGGGATCGAGCCCCAGACCGATCAGTCCGGCGTGAAGCTGAGAGAGTTCGCCCTCGGGAATCCTGAGCGGCAGCATGTCCAGGTCGTGCGCGACGTGCTGCTGGTGCATCCAGGGAAAGACCATGTCATGCCAGCGTGGATCGTCGACGATGTCCCTGGCCGATCGGTATTTCCCATTGAGCTTGTGAGCCGGAGCGAAGACCAGCGGGTTGATCTGCGCCATGGCGTCACGAGACCGGAGGGCCATGACCTTCGTCGGTAACGGATAGAGCCGGATCAGGTCGTGCTTGTAGGGCCGATTATCGAAGAATGCGAAGGTGGTCAGCGAATGCCGGAATCGGGCGGCGTATTGCAGGGCCAAGTGAACGGCCAGCGCGAAGTCGCCGAAGCTGTCGTGTAGGATCGGCACCAGCAGCTTGAACGGACGCGCCGTGGTTTCGCCGATGCCCAATCGGAAATGATGATAGGGTGTCGGGTTGGCGCGGAAGCCCTCGCCCGCCTCGTGGACGTGATAACGCTGGCTTGCCACTTACGGATTGTCGGTTGACCAGCTCGGCGTGCCGACCAGCGTCAGCGTGCGACCGTTGCCGGATTCGTCGGCAACCGTTGTCCCGGTTCCTTCCTCGAACAACCATTGCGCATAGAGATTCGCCGCGCTGACGTAATCGCCGAAGTTGGCCGTGTAGAGCACTCCGGGGCCGGCATTGTAGAGCGCCAGCATTTCGGCGGCGGTCAGTACCGATGTCCACAGTGCCATTTCAGCAAGCAACCCGTTCCAGAAATATGATGTAGTATAATAAGATCCAACATATGCGGTTGCTCCGGCATAATTAGCCGGGCTTGACGCATCCATGGCTGTCCCGGTTTCGGCCGCGCCATTGAGGTATAGCTTGGTGTTGGTGGCGTTGAATGTTGTGGAATTGATCTGAGTGTAGCCGAGCATGTACCAAGTGCTATTCGATAGAGCCGTGGCGCTACGCACGCGACCAACACCTGGAACGTGAACACCGAACTTGTTTCCGCTAACGCCCGTCGCCATCGTGAAGGTGCCGATGGACATCAGGGTGAGATAGTTTTCGGTCGCCACGTTGTCGCCGCGAACCCGGCAGACCATCGAGAAGGGTGCTGCGGCAGGCGACGTGAACGTGCCATAGTCGTTCGATCCATCCAGATCTATGGAATAGGTGTTCTTTGACGGGACGCCGCCGCCCCCACGTCCGAACCCGATCAAATGCGTCACGCTCAACATGGATCAGCTCCGATGCCCGCCAGCGTCGTCGCCAGCGTTGCCATCGCGGTTCGCACCGCGGCACAATTGTTCGCCGCGAAAATCGCCGTCGTTGCGGTGTCCTCGGCCTGGCAGATCGCCGCACCGAGAGAGCGCCATAAGGTAAGCGTGGCGGAGATCAGGTCGTGCGCGGCCGTCAGATCGGCAAGACCGCGCCCGACCGCGGTCGCGTTCAGCAAGGGGAAGTTGGCCGCCGTCTTGTTCTCTGCCGCCGTGGTCGCCCAGCGCGTCACCTCGGCAGCCTTCTCCCTGTACTCCAAGGCCTTCCCATTCCCCGCCGTCAGGAACGAAGCCCGCTTCGTCTCGCAAACCGTCTTGGCTCTGGCCGATGCGTTGGCCTTCGCGGTGGGGAGCGAGAGGTCGGTCACGGAATAGGTGATCGTCCGCGTCCGCGCGTTCTGATCCAGGCTCGCTCCGGACACCGCGCGTGTCTGCGTCAAGGCGTCGAACAAATCCGGATTGTCGACCCTGGTGAACCACTGACAATTCCGCCCCCCCTTGGCCGAGGGCAAAAGAGCCGGGATCTGGTCGAGCGTCTTCGTTTCGAGAACGTCGCCGCTCCCGATGTTGACGAAATCGTAAGTGGGCATGATCTCTCCTATTCGGCTGCCACCGTCAGCAAGTCGTCGTCGTCGAGAAAATCGAGGCCGGAGAGCATGGGTCTGTGATAGGCCCGCTTGAACTCGTCGCCGTACTCGAAAGGCCGGTCCTTCGGTCCCGCGGACCATGCGCGCCACGCCCGCGCGACCGACGCAAGCAGGCTGTCGCCCAACACCTCGATCTCGGGCAGCGTCGGATCGTCCTTGCGGTCGGCCATCAACTGTACGATCAGTTGGATGTCCTCGCCCATCTTCGGCGTGGTCATCCACGAGACGCCCTCGTGCGTCACCGTCCTGATCATTTCTTGATCGAGGAAGCCGCGCGCCAGTTCGTAGACATGCGAACCGCCGAGCGGACGCCAGGAGCAATCACAGCCCGCCAGCGTGACGATCGGTCTGCGCTGATAGACCAGGATGGCCAGGACTCGGGTCAGAATGTCCCGCGTGCCGCTGACGATGTGATCGCCCGGCCCGACATGCGGCGACCTTCCGGCGTGCCACGCGACCACCCTTTGCGAATTAAGCGCCTCGAACACCGACGGATCGCAATGCGTCGCCACATACCAGGCCATCCCAGCGGGAGCCCCCGCCGTGTATTTGACTTGGCTCGGATGCGGGTCCATCAGGGCCACGACGTCGGGCCTGATCCCCTGCGAGACCAGAAACCTCCAGGTGCCCTTGAGCGCCCATATCTCGGCACCTTGACGGGCCAGATCGGCAACCTTGGGCCAGGTTTCCAGCAGCGACGGACCGGGACCGCACAGAACCACCGGAGAGTTTCCCAGCATGGGCAGACCTCGGGCGAGACAGGACGCGACGTTCGCCGCCGCCTGCGCGGCCGGCACCGTCAAAGGCATTACGCCGCCTCGTCCGACTGGCGGTTGATCCGATAAAAGAGTTTGAGTGCGCGCACGACGGTCGAGCCGGCGTTGTCGGAGCTATGACCACCAACCCGGCTGAACTGCACCAGCCACCACTTCTTGGTCGCCCCGGCATTGGCGACAGTAACGTTGGTGATCGAGCCCTCGTATTGGGCGGATGCAGCGCTATGGAACAATGCCGCGGATTCGGCCGAGCCGAACGCGAGGTCCAAGGCATCGCCCGAGCCGAAGGCCAGGGCCTCTAGCGCATAGATAGCAGTTGCCGAGCTGCCGCTGTCCATGTGATCGGTGAAGCTGGCATTCAGCTTGCCGTCGTCGGCGCCATGGGGGGCGGGAATGAATAGCTGAATCTTCTCGGTGCCAGATCCGAGGAACCGGAAGCCAACCACCATGTTGTCGTTGGCGCCGGTCTCGAGCGTGACCGACGTTGCGCCGCTGGTCGTCGTGGCGGTCCATGCCTGCAACGGAGCGCCGATGGTCTGCCTGCCTAGATTGGTGCCGCTGATCGACTTGTAGTTCGAGCCGTCCGAATAGACCGTGATCGACTGAAGCGGTCCCAGGATCAGGTTCGTCAGGCTGTCGACCGTGCCGGAGATCGTCACCTGTCCGGTCGAGCTGTTGCGGATCGTGACGTAGTACCCCGCACCAACGGTCGCCGCCGCGGTCAGGGTAGCCGTGACCGCCGACGTGAAGTCGACCAGCGCGCCTATGTCCGTTGCCAGGAGGGTGTAGTTGGCGGATTGCGCGTTGCGCACCAGCCCCATGGGCTGGCCCACCGGGGTGAGCAGTTCGAAATTGTCCGAGGTCGCGTCGTAGGCAAAGCCCGCGATCTGTCCCGCAATCAGGTCGTTTGCCAACAGCGCGGAATTATCCCGTCGGCGGATCGCCTTGGCGCCGACCGCGTTGACGTTGAGGGTGGAGGCTCCGGTGTTGGCGGTTGCGATGCGCGACCAGAACACCTGTCCTGCAGCATAGGCCGTTATCGCCGGGGCCAGGGTCAGGGTGTAGGTGTTGGCCGACCCACCGTCCGCTGCGTAGACAACGCCGCCGTCCTGGATCTGCGCAACCCTCGGGGCGTCCGTCCTGGCCGTCGCGGCGGCAACCGCCGTGATCCGGTTCGACCCAATGTTGAGGTTGCCGGTCATGGCGTTCTCGCCGTTCTTGGCGAGGCAGGCGTCGATGCCGGTCGCCAGATCCTGGTCGTGCAGGTCGTGGTCGTCGGAGCGGATCGTGTTGTGCCCGGACAGCGCCTTGACGGCCGCCCACAGGCCCGAGCCAGAGACCGATAGGCTGGTGATCGCACGGGTGAACGTGCCGGAGCCAGACCAAGCCATGCGAAGGACCTCCAAAGAAAAACCCCGCCAAAAGGCGGGGCTATGCTGTTGCGAAGATGTGTTTAATGCTAAACTGCGGGCATGATTACATCGGGCCGGGTAGTCAAGTTCATTCTTGCATTGGCGACGTTAGTGCTGCTGCTGTGGCACCTTGCATGGTTGCTGTCACGCGCGCCTTGAGAACATCGCCTAGCCGTCTAATGTCCGTTGGCGTCGCCTTCGCCGCCAGGCCCCGCGCCAGCGAAGGATCGAGCATCGCCTCGGAAAGCAGGCGCTCCATCTGCTGCTGCGGCACCTTATAGAGCCACGCCACCGGCCGCATGACCGATGCCACGAAGCTATTGTTCGGATCGACCAGCCCGCCCGTGACGCGAGCCAGGAAATTGGCCGTCGTCATGTTCTGATAAGTCGGCGAACCTCTGACCGTGCCGGCCGTGGCGGGGTAGGTCTGTTCCAGCATGTCGCGGGCGATGTTCTTGAGTGCCGCCATGTGCGACGCGCTGAAAAGCGGCTTTAGCGTGGCTTCGTTGTCGGCCACGAATGCCGCGAACCGGGCCGGCGACAAGGACTGATTGCCGGCCGCATCGAGGGTTGACACCCGCGCCTTGTCGAGCGCGTGGTCCAGCACCGCCCGGCGCAGCCCGGATAATGCCCTCTGATCCCCGCCCAGGCTTCCGATCAAATCGGCCATGTCCTTTTGCGCGGACTTTCTGCCGAGGATCGTTGCAACGGCGGCGTCCGGGTCTTGCTTGAGGAATACGCCCGCCGCCGATTTGTCCAGTTCGGCAAGCCGCACCCCGTTTCGGGCAACCGCCTCGTCGACCAACTTTTGCGCCCGCGCTGCGGTTGAAACCTTTTCGCTCAGTTCGGGGAACTGCTGAAGCGCCGCGCGGTTGCTTTTCAACCAGCCATCCAGACGCTTGGCGTCGAGCGTGACGCCATCAGCCCCGGTCGCCGCGCGGCGAAGATCGAACACCGCGCTATCAATCAACGCCTGCATGGCCTTCGGGTTGTCGCCGAAGGTCTTGCGGAACATTGCCGCATCTTCGAACGCGCCGCGGCCGGAATTGAAGAATTGCCCGGGCACGGCGGAGGTCGGAACTTTAGGCTCGCCGGGGGCCTTCATCTGCCCAATCCGGTCGGACGCGCCGCGCTGGAACGTCTCGCCCATTTCCTTGCGTAGCGAAGTCGCCCGCCGCCACGCCGCCGCCTGGTCAGTGGTAAAGCTGCCACCCTTCTCGGCCGCCGCCTGGGATGCGGCGTCGACCGCATCCTTGATCTGCCTCGCGACCGAAGCGATGCGCGGGTCCTCTTGCGCAGCCGCCGAGCCGAGCACCGCATTGGCTTGGGCGCGGACGCTTTGCAGGACACGCCAGGGGGCGAAGTTCTTGTTATCCCCGATGCCCTCGACCGTATCGAGCAGCGTCTTGATCTGCCCCGAAGCGCCGCCGGACCCCTCGCCGAAATATTTGGCCTTCGCATCCTGCGCCGCGCGCTTGACGCCGAAAATCTGGATGCTCGACGATCCGTCAGGGTCGATCAGATCGTATGCATTGCGGACGGCAATTTTCGCCTTCGCCAATGCTTTGTCGTAAATCTTCCGAATTGTTCCCCCGGCCATTTCAGGGGCAACGCCGGGGCCAAGTTCCTGCGCCTTCCGGCTGGCGTAATCAGTCAAATCTTCCGCAAGCATCCGGCCTTCGTTTTCCAGCGCGGCGCGGCGGGCTGCGATAACCTCGGCGACGGCCGGCGCACCAGGACCGTCGCCGCCGATCTCTCTCAGGGCGGCTTGGCGCACCGTGTTGCGCTCGGCCTCGCGCAAGGCGAAGTCGCTGCTGACATTCGGAACGGACTGGCGCACGCCGCGCTCGAGCGTCGCCAATCCCGGGTCGGTTGCGATTTCCGCCGTCGTGGCCCGCGAGCCCGCCACCCTCGGGGGCGTGGCGATTGCATCATCAAGGCGAGAGACGAGGGTTTCGGGCGAGGACGAGGAATCTCTCAGCACGCGGCCGACGATTTCCTGCTGCCCGCGTTGCGTGAAGGGCTGAAATATCGACGGGACCGCTTGCCGGACGGCCCCGGCCACCGCTGGAACGACGGAACCGCCCACGCCGCCGGCCAGCGAAAGCCCCAGATCGGCATATGGATTGCCGGGAAATAGGGCCTGCGAGGTTGCGCCGCCGAGGCCCGCGCCGACGCCGGCCGACATCTGCGCGGAGGGCGCGGTCTGCATTGCCTGGGCGACGGATCGGCCGACCGGCCCGAGGGCTTGGCCGACAGCCCGAGCGGCACCCATCGGTGCAAGCGCCGCCGCGCCGCCTTCGGCGACCCGGCCGACGAACTTTTCGGACGGGGTTTCAGGCCGCGGGAACACATAGTCGAGGGCGCGCGAAAAGGTCTGCTGCCCGCTCCCCAATCCAACCGCGCCGCCGATGGCATCGTTCACCGCCAGGAACGGACTTGCCAGGCCCTCGGCAACATGGCGTGTCCCAAGCGCCAGCGCACGCCCCGAGCGCTCCATGAAGCCGCGGTCATCCTTTGGCGGCCTGCGCTCGATCATGGCGGCGCGGAACGCTTCTTGTGTCGTCCCTTCTTCGCCCAAATAGGCGTCGATGTCCTCGGCCGGAGCGCCGAGGTCGATCATCCTGCGGACGTTTCGCTCGATGCGCTGGATGTCCTGGATTTCAGCCATGGCTACTCAAGCCCATATCGGTCTCTGACTGATGTCGGTTTCGCGGCCGGCGGCGGCGTGCTGAACTGCGAACGCCCGGCCGAGAACTGTTCCATGGTTCCCGTCATCAGTGCGCGCAGCGCTTCAATCTTGCGGCGCTGCGCTTCCGGCGGATCAAGCGGCGAGGGGAAATAGGTGTTCATGTAGCGCTGGACTTCGGTCTCCGTGGCCGCAGCACCAGTCTGGATGCGCAGCCATGTTTCGATCGAGCGCTGGAAGTCTTGACGCATCTGCCGGCCCGCCGTGAACGGCGCACCTTCGACCGGCCCCATCCTCTGCCCCTGCAAGAGCAGTTCGTTGTTTGATCCGCCATCCGCGCGGAAAAGTTTGCGCTGAATATCGTCGAGCGTCTTTAACGCCTCGCCCATGCCGGCCACCTTTGCGGAGTCCTCCATGGTGAGGGGCTTGGGTTTTGGCGTACCAATCTGTTCGATGCCAGGGACGATTGTCCGAATCGGCGTGGCGGCAGGCGTCGATGGCGCTCCCGAAGCCGGCGTCGGCGCTGGCGCTCCCGTTGGCACGGAGGGCCGTGGCGGGACTGCGGCCGGCGCACCCTGAGCCGCCGATTGTCCGGGCCTGGGAATGTCGGGCGGCAGCGTCGGGGTGATCCGCTGCATTGTGCCATCTTCCATCTGCACAATCCGCGGCGTCTCGTATTCGGCGATGGCCAGCGCATAGGCCCGCCGCTGTTCCTCCGTCGCGGTCCCGTTGCGGATTGAATCGGTAAGCCGATGGATGATGTTGAGCGCGCTGCCGGTCGTGCCGCTGCCGAACAAAGGCTTGTCCAGGCTGCGAGCGCCCGGCTGCCCGATCGCCTGGCCGCGCGGGACCATTATCGTCTGAGCTGGATTGTTCGGGTCCACGATCTCGACCAGCGTCTGGTCAGCCATGGACCCGCCGATCTTCCGGCTCGCCCCCGTGATCTTGTTGATCTGCCACAGCGTCCTGCGTCCCTGGTCGTCGAAGCCCTCTTTGGTTTCCCAGGCATCCTCTCGCAGCATGGAGCCCGTCATCCTCGCCTGGATGTCGGCGATCAGCGCGTTGCGCGCGATCGGGTTCTCGACGCTTCGTGCCGCCTCCATCGCTCCGGCGAAGCGGTCGGGACCGACCCCGCCAGGGGCCGGCGCCGCGCCGCCGGGACTATCCGCTCCACTGGTGGGTAAGGCTTCCCCGTCGACGACCCAGTGACCGAAGGTCATTTTTCGCGGTTCGGTCAATTGCTGCGGACGCATGGACTGAAGCACGGCCCCCAATCCCTTCGCGTAAGCATCCGATGCCGCCGCAGCGTCGTCCATCGCCGACCGCTGGGCCATCATGCCGAGATAGGCCGTTGCAGGTCTGGTGAACAGCTCGATGGGCGAACCGATCGGCGCCGTGTTGAGCGACGCGCCTTTCAAGGCGCGGCCCATCTCGATCCGGCTGCGGATTTTAGGGTCCTGCAGAACGCGCGGATTGACCCCGCCGTCGGGAACGGTCGTCGAGCGATCATACCAGCCGGCGAGGAGGTTGTTTGCCATGGCTCAAGCCTCGTAAGCAGCGGGGCCGGTCTTGCGGCCTTCGAGCGTCTTCAATCGCCGCGCGATCTCTTTCGTCGCGGCGAGATTGGCGTAGGTCAGATCGGCCAGAGGAATCCGGGTTCCGTCGCCGATGCCCATCCGATCCCTGACATCCTCGGCCATCGGCCCGACATGGTCGGCCTGATCGAGCCCGGTTTCCTCGCGATAGGACCAGCGCTCGATCGGCAGACCTTCGATGGCTTCGAGCATGACGCCCGGATCGGGGATGCCCTTGCGGTGCTTCAGGTCCTTGCTGGAGTAAGCCATGATCCCCGCCGCGCCCAACCCGGCCAGCGCGCCGAGTCCGGCATTGGCCGCCTGGTTGCGCGCGTTGTAGGCCGCGAGCTGGCCGGAATAGGCCGTGTTCTGTGGCCCGACCACGTCGATGTTCGCCGGGCTCATGATCGGCGGAGCGCCGACCTGGGGACCGCCCATCAATGCGGCGAGCTCGTTGAAGTTGACCTGACGCTGGGCCATCTGGTTCGCCAGCATCTGCTGTTGGGCCTGGTTGCCGAGGCCGGCCGCACCCATCGCCTGGGCGAATTTCTGCTGTTGGGCCTGGTTGCCGAGGCCGGCCGCACCCATCGCCTGGGCGAATTTCTGCTGCTGCGCCGCGTTGGCGAGCTGTGCGTTGGCGACCGCCTGGGCGAATCGCTGGTCCTGCACGCGGTTGAACAGATCCGTCTCGGTCATCGCCTCGCCGAACTCGGTGCCCCTCACCTGGTTGGCGATGCCGACATTCTGGAAGCTCTCGCCCGACCGCGCCGCTCTCGCCTGGTTGGCCAGGTTGGTGTCGGTCAGATTCTCCTGGAAGCCCTGGCCTCGAAGTGCGGCGCCCAATTGGGCCAGCCTCGATTGCTCGGCCGACCCCGCTCCGACGGCGGTGTAGGCTGCGTTCTCCAGCCGCTCGCCCTGGCTGCGATCGAGCTGATCGATAGCGGCCTTGTATGCCTCCGAGCCGATGGGGATGCCGCGGTCGGCGAGCGTCTGCACCAGCCGGGACCGCTCAAGTTCCATTGAGGGCCGCATCAGGTTCATCGCACGGGCGAAAGCAGCAGTCTGGTGTCGCGCCGTGTCGATGCCGAAATCGTCGATCGAGGGCAGCGCCTGCAGGCCGCGCCGGTTGACCGCGGTCGTGTAGTCGCCGAGCGCCGAGAGGTCGACACCCCTGACATAGTCGGCGCCGATCCTGGACCGGTCGATCTGGTCGCGCAACGGCCCGCCATCGACCGAGGTGACGAGCCCATCGTCCATCACACGCCTGACGCGACCGGAGCCGGTGGCGAGCTGCGGCAGGTTGATGTTCGAACTGACGGGCAGATTGTCGAGCTGCGTCCGCGCCCGTCCCACCATCGAATTAGCGAGCGCCTCCGCCCCGGTGCGGAACTGCGTCTGCCCCGGGGTTTCCTGCACCTGCATGGACGCCTGGTCAGGCTCCATCTCGAAGCGGTAGCGCTGATCCCATGGCGCCGCCGCCCATTGCTCGTCGGTCATGCCCGCGGGCCTGGCGTTGGCGACCATCTTGCCGAAGAGCTGGTTGCCCATGGGCGAGAACAGGTTGACCCGGTTCACCTTTGCCTGGGCCGCCGCTGTCGCGGTCGGATCGGGCGCGGCCGGCGCGGAGCCTCTACCTTTCATGCCGCCTTCTCCTTCTCAATCCACCGGCACCTGTCCGGGAACATCGCATAGATGCACGCCGCGTCGACCACGGCCTTATCACCGGATCGCGCCGCCCATCCTCGTCTCAAAGTGCCTTCGAGCTGAAAGCCCAAGCGAACGACGAATTTCCTGGCCCGCTTGTTGCGCCGGGCGATGATCGCCGTCACCCTGCGGGCCTTGAGCTGGTTGAACGGATAGCCGAACAGGGCTGACAGAACGCCCCTGGTACACCACCTCGGATTGGTGGACGCGATCGTCATCTCGATATGGGGCGAGGGAATCGCCTCGTGGTCCAGCCGGTGATAGAGCACGCCCGCCACCGGCCTGCCCTGCCCGTCGACCACGCCGATCGCCGTGCACGGTCTCAACGTCGTCTCGGGCAATAGCCGCCTTACCCACTCGGCAACGGCCTCATGGGAGTCCAGGATCAGGATCACGGCGCCATGCTGAAAGTGCCGGCCGCGTAAATTCGCCGAAGCTCTTCCATCATCTCCGGCGAAAGCTCATCGGCCGGCATCGCCTTGAGGGCGCGTCCGATCATTTGCGGCGCAATGTCTGCTTGCGCTTCGCCCGGCTGCATCGCGGCAGCACCCAGGCCGGCGGCAGGCAGCAGGCCGAACTTGCGCAGTATCTCGACCGTCCGCGCGGGGTCGAACATGACATAGTTGTGCGTGCCATCGCCTGCAGCACGGGAACCTTGATCGAGGTAGCGGATGCCGGGGATGCCGGCAGAATTCAACAATTCAGAAGCGGAAGCGTCTGCGCGGTAGCCCTTGGGTGGCATTCCGCCACTAAATCTTTCAACTAAAGCCCTTTGCTGTAAGGCGGTTAGGGCCTCTTGACCAGTTAGCTTCAGAGCACTTTCATTAAGTGGATAACCATATTCTGCCGCGCCAGTTGCAATACGATAAGCCTCGGCCGCACGCGGCTGCACCCTTAGCGGCTTATCCCAATCAAGGAACTCCTCCGGGCGCGCGTGGATGTTTACTTCGTAGAGACGGCCCAGAGGCTTTTGTACCTCTTTGGCTTCGCGAATGACCTGTTCTAGATTCGAGGGAACAACACCCTTGTAACGATCCCCAACGACGTAGGCAATCTCCTGGACGCGCGCCGATGGGAACTCAGCCATCGTCTTGTTAATGAGATCGGCCAAATCCTCGGGGTGATGCGTTTCCAGTTGCGCCGGGTTGACCTGCGCGGGCGACAAATCCGACAGCTTATCGCGATAATCCTGCGCTACCCCTCGTCTTTCCCCGAGATACGCCCCATGCCCGTATGCCTGCGCGCCTTCGCCCGAGCCCATCTTGCCCAGGTCGAACCGCCCGAGCGGGAAGTCATGCACCACGGTCGCGCCCTCGGGCACGTCCGGCAGCACGTCGGGGCGACCCTTGATCGTCTGCAATTCACCGGACGGCATCCGCACCAGCCGCTCAGCGGGGAAGTCATGCGGCGAGCCGTGCCAGCCGTGAAGCGGATTCGTTATGCGGCGCAGCGCGCCCACAAGCTTGTCAACCGGCCCCGCCTCGGCCTCGCCCGGCGCGGCCAGCGCGCCGGCAGCAGCGGCGATCGGCGCGGCGCTCGCAAGGATATCGCTGCTTTCTTTCTGAGCCGGGTCAAACTTGGCAAACGGCGACCGGATGTTCTTGCCGTCGAAAACAACCACGGAATCGTTCATCCGGCCAAATGTGTTGTCCGTCAGCCTGACTGCCGGCCAGTGGCTTAATTCCCTCAAAACTGCATTTTGGAATCGAAGGCTGTTCCCGTATTCCCACATCCGGCCGCCGGTAACGACGTTGACAAAATCATCGAAATTGTCGAATCCCCAATCTTTCCCGATGCTCCGATATACCTTCTTTAATTCTTTGTGCCCCTGCGGCCCCATCCCCTCAAGGGTGATATCTAGTTGCTTTTTCGGACCAAATGCGGGGATCATCCCGCTCCCTTCGTCAAATCCCGCATACTGCCTGCTCGGTACATACTCGGCCGCGATATGCGGATCATTGGAAAACCAAGCGGCCCCGACGCTGTGATGTTTCCCGCCGATATAGTCCGGCGTGAATTCCGTTTGCGTATCTATGCGCGGCTGCCCGCGGTAAAGCGTTTCATCCGGGTTGAGCCCCATCTTTCTTGCCCGCGCCATCCGCGACGCCACGTCCATCGGCAGCACGCGGCGCAGAGCCTCGACGAGCTTGTTCACCGGCCCCGCCTCGGCCTCGACCGGCTGCATCGCCTCAAGCGCGCCATAGCCCGCAAGCGCAGCCTTCACCGGCACACGCAAGAGCGGCGCGGCCATGAGCGCAACATCAGCTGGCCCATGCGGCACTAGAAAATCATATGCCAGATCGCCGGCCAGCTTCGCGTTCTCCGGCGTCGGAGACTTGCCGGAAAGAATGCCCATCGTCGAGTTTATTGGGATTTGCGTGTCATCCCACGAATCCCCAACCGCCGCGCCCATGCGCCTCAGATATGCCCCTAGCTGTCGGCCGAAGTTCGTGTCCATCTCACAGCACCCCGCCGGGCTCGAACATGAACCCGAACGAACGCAAGGCCACCGACTGACTCGACGTCGCGACCCTCAGCTCGAGCGCGGCCGTGTAGCCAAGCCCCCCGGCCGAGGCCCAAACCGAATGGACGACCGTATCGGCACCCCACTCGGCGACGTCCCAGATACCCGAATCCCATACTCCACCGGCCACCTCGACCTGCGTCGGCGAGCTCCAAGAAGGTTCTCTCGGATCGTAGTCGCAGGACAGCGCCAGTTCGTATTCGAGAGCCCCGCCCGCCTCGATCACGGGACGGACCATGGTGAAGCGCTTGTTCAGCGTGTCGGCGCCCATGCCGAAATGCTTGGATGTCAACCGGCCGACGATATCCGCCGTCGTCACGTTGCCATTAGAATCGAGCGCGACATCCGAAGCCCCGCTGTCGAGCAGGATCAATAGGCCGGAGGCCCAGGACGCGACGTCCCAAATACCCTGATTCCAGATCGCGCCCTCGGTCAGCCCGCCGGCATAGAGCAGGTCGTTGTAGATCCCGAGGCATCTCAGATCGAGACCGGTGAACTTGACCCACGCCCCGGTGTCGGTGTTCATCACCAGTTGATAGGTGTCGGGCTGTGATGTGTCCGCCATCGTGACCGGCACGTTGCACACCAGCATCGGCCCGCGCGGATAGTGAATCAGTTGCCAGCCCGCGTTGTCCTCATAGCTCTCCACCGCCTCGTGGAAGGCACCGGAGATCCTGTCGGTCAGCGCGGCGTAGCGTTTCGTCCCGCCCAAGGGCAGAACCGTCTCGAGCGACAGGATGCCGTCCTTCGAGACGTAGACCACATCGCCGGCCAGCTTGACGATGGCGTGGCGGGAAATCGGCGCCGCGACCGGGAAGACGCCGATCTTGCTCCAGTTGGATGCGTCGCCAGGGTTCGAGCCCTCATAGACGATCGCCTCGCCCTGGCTCATGAAGAACACGGCGAGATCGTCTGTCCCAGACCCGCCGTCTCTGGTCCATGACGCAATCGCAACCAGGTTGCCGCCCTTGATGCCTTGCTGGGCCAAATCGAACTTGGTCAGCGTGCCGGAGATCGTTTCGGTCCCGCCGTACCAGAACCACGGCTTGGCCGCTTCCCAGGCAAAGAGCCTTGTCCTATGTGCCGTCGCCGCCACGAGGTTGGAAGCGGTCAACCCCGTTCCCGAGAAGCTGTTGGCCGCCCAAGTGGTGCCGTCGTACTTCTGCGGCGTGTCCGCTCCGTTGAAGCAGAGCAGATACTCCTTGAACATCAGCCAGGACCAGCGGTCCTCGGTGAACCCGGTGCCGAGCGTGGTCCCAACTCCGGCATCGGAGATGCTGACGGTCGTCCCCGCCCCGGCGACCACCATCTTGCGGGTGGCCTGGCTCATGAACTCCATGATCGTCTCGACCGGAGTCGGCAATGCACGGCTGTGGACGGCGGAACCTTTGCGAAGCGACACCTTGCTCGGGTGCGGAAAGAAGTTCTCCAGCCTCGATGCCTCGAGGTCGTCGATCTGGTCGACCTGATCCCTGGCGTTCCAGCCCTTGACCGGAGCTGGATAGGTCTTGATCCGCGCCGTCGGTCTCCGGGCCGGGCGTCGCAGCGCCATCGACATGGCTACAGATTCCAGTTGCCGTGTTTGGTCACTGCGAAGGGCACGCCGACATCCTCGTTGCCGCCCATGATGATGATGTCGCGGCCCGCCTCCCTGCCGGCATACTTTGCGATCTCGCGTTGCGCCTCGGCTTGCTCCTCGTCGTAGGACATGCCCTTGCTCCGCAGGAAACGCCACTTCGCCTCGAGCTCGACCAGGAACTCCGGCAGCTTGACGAGATCGGTATCCGCCGCGAAGGACTGATAGCCGGCATCCTGGAAGGTCCAGGTCACGCTGCCATCGGATGCAGAACCGGAGGTGTGGGTCGGCGCCGTTGCGCCCGAGGTTCCCGCTGCTGAGGCGGTGTAGCGGATGAAGCGGTTCGACACCGATTCATTCGCAGAGTAGGCGGTCCCCGTCACCCATTGCTTGGAGATGCACCACCTGTTGGTGATGTACTCGAAGGCGAAGGTCTGAACCGCCGTCGGCGTTGGCGTCACGAAGAACCGCCCGCCCTTGACGCGGAATCCCTTGCCCGTGAGCAGAGAGGCAGAACCGGATTTCTCGTATTGCCAGCCCGACGGGCTCAACGGCCCCATCAAGGGCAGGATGTCGCCGCGGTTGTACTCGGTCGCCGGGAGCAGCCGGTCGAAATCCGATGGCAGGTCGTAGCTGTCCGTGCTGGCCGCGGTCGAGAAGGTATGCTCGCGATTGAGCGCTTCCCACGCCGTCACCTTGGCGATCAGTTGCCCCGCCCGGTTGATGTGCCGGAGCAACTGCTTGATGGTCTTGTCGGTCGACGTGTAGACGGCGGTCGGGCTGCCGAGGTCGAGCTCGCCGAGGATCGACTGCGCGATGGTCAGCAGCGTCATTCCAGCCCTCCACCCCCACGAGACGAATGCGCTAGGCCGCCTTCTTCCTGCCGCTCAGCCGGCGGGCGGGGGCGGGGATGGCATCCTTCGCCTCCTCGGCGAATTCGGGATCGACTCTCTTCGCTTCAGGCGCGGCGCCGGTGCCGATATCGTCCTTGTCGCCTGCGTCCCCGCCTTCGTCGCGGATCGCCGCGTTGAGCTTCGCGCCGTCGATCGCCGACTTGCCGGCATTGACGCGGATCAGGACATGCGCCGGGTCGATGTCTTCCTTGGCCGTCTTGCCCAGCGCCTTGTTGGCCGCGGCCAGTTGCTCGGCCAGAAGGATCGCCGCGTCGTGGCTCTTCTGGCGATCGTCGAAGCTGATCCTGAGATCGGTCGCGTCCTCGGAGAGTTTCTTCACCTGCATCTGCAGGGAGGCGATCTGCGCCGCCTGGTCGGACATCACCTTGGATGCTCCGCCGGGGTTGGTCTGGGCGTCGAGCCACGCCTTGGCGCGGATCTTGTTCTTCATACCCTCGACACCGAGCTTGTGCGCGACGTGATCGGGCAGGCCGGCCAGTTGCTCGATGGTGAAAAGGTTCGAACGGTTCAGCTCCTCGACCTGCTCGACCGAGAGCGCGCCCCAATTCTCCAAGAGCGTCCCGGTCCTGACGTTCTCGCCGGTCTCGATGAACTTCGCCCACTCCGCAGGCCAGATTTCGTCGTCGCGGATCTTGGCGTCAGAGGGCGCCCACTTGCCGGCCACTGCCCGGCGGACCATCTTGTAGTGCTGATCGCCCGGCTTCTTGATCGTGATGTAGGGCACCATCTCCTCGATAGGATTGCCGGCCGCGTCGCGCTTGCTGGGGTTCGGCCGGCGCTCCCACTTGAAGGTCGGGTAGGCGTCGGTCGCGAACTTCTGGGCCTCGATCATGAAAACTCCTGGTTTGAGATGTCATCCGAGAAAGAAAGGTCGAAATCGCCACTATCCGCGAACAGGTCGAAGCCCGATCGCCGGTGCGACAAGGCCCACCCCTTGGGATGCGCCATGACCTGTTGATAGGTGTGGGCCAGCAGCCCGTCGCCGACGAAGATCAGCCGGGCGGTATGCTCGCGCCAGCGCTCCAGGGTTTCGACGAAGCGTATCTGCTGGTTGGCCAGCGCGTGGTTAACCTTGAAGGTCCGCCCCGCACACCAGACGTCGAAGATGCGGGCATCAAACTGCTGCGGGACATTCGCGTGATGCGTCCCATCCTCGCGGATGCAGCCATCGAAGCCCACGAGATAGAGCGGATCGAGGCCCATCGCGTAGGCAAGGCGGATGGTTCTCAGCCCCGTGGTCGTGCCGCCAGCCACCACGAGATGGTCCTGCCCCTTGGGGACCAGGTCGAACAGATCGGCGCTGTCCGGCCAGGAATGCCAGAGCCTGACGTCGCGCTTCAGTTCGATGAGCCGGTCGAACATCGCGGGGTGGCACATCGATCCGAGCAGGTATTCGGTCCCCGCTGGAGGATTGTCGAGATAGGCGAGCTGATGAGACTGGCCGTCGACGAAGACCGCGTAGTCCGCGATCACGTCATGCCTGGCCAGCACATTTACCGCGTCCTTGCAGGCAAGAACGGGAATCTCCATCCCCTTCATCGCGCGGACCAGCTCGATATGATCGGAAAGCGATGGCCCCAGAGCGCACACCACGGCCGCGCCCCGATCGTGCCCGACGGACACGTTGGGCAGACCGCGCGCAATCGCGTGCTCCATATGCTGGCGCACGGCGTCGTCGGTCACATTGAGGCGCCCGCCCGGCTCGACCGAGCGGGTTCCACAAGGTGGAACGAGTGCCGGCGCTCCCGATCGCTCGAGCGCGCCGGCCATCGTCGTCGTCATGACCCGCGGCTTACGGCACCGCGTGCGGGTAGTCGGTCAGCATGACCGCGCCGCTGGTCTGATTGTTGGGCTGCGATGCGTCGCCGATCGCACCCTCGATCTTCTCGAAGGTCGTGCCGGAGCCGGACGCCGCGTCGTCGAGCACGCCATCGACCGCCGAGGTATAGAGCGCGGCGTTGTCGGCCGACAGAGCCGCCAATGCTGCCGTCGTCAGGCCGAGCACCTGGACCCAGCCATGGGACGAGGCAGCGATCGCGGCGCTGTTCGCGACGCCGATCGCGTTCGCCTGCCGGGCGTTCGACTTGGTCAGATGAGCGGCAGCCGCGAAGGTGCTGTCGATCGCCACCCAATAGTATTGGGTGATCGCCGAGCCGGCCTTGACGTATAGGAACTCGCTGCCGTCGGCTCCGCGTGCGCGCGTGCCGACCTCGTACTGGGCGTCGGTGTGCGTGTCGGAGAGCCGCACATTGTGCGGAGTGTAGATCTTGGGCATTGCAATTCTCCTGGAATCGAGCGGGCCGCCCGATCGCCTCGGTGCGGCCCGTTCGCGTCAGATGGATGGTAGAGTGCGTGTCTCGCCGTCGGCTCTCGCCTAGGCGATCATCACCCCCTGGAGGGAGCGGTTGGTGCACACCAGGTTGCCCATGAACCAAATCGGCACCGTCTCGGCGTCCTGGTTCGAGGGCTTCAGGGTGTCGCCGACCTCGAAGTCCGCGTCCTTGTGCGTCACGAACTTCATGTATTCCGTGTTCAGGAAATACATGCGCGTCGCGCTGAGAGTGCTGCGGCTGTCGAAAAACACCGAGGCGCCCTTGAACTTGAGCGTCTCGAAGCCCGCCTCGGCCATCTTGGTGTCCGAGAAGCGTTGCAGGTCCTGCAGGCTCTCCTCGTAGTACCCGCCGTAGGTGTCGCCGGCGAGCACCAGGTCGGGATGATCGTTGCCGCGCGACGTGCGCAGATAGAGCAGGATCATCGCCTGGCGGATGGTCGACTTGGAGATCGTGATGCTCTCGGTCGAGAGATCCACGATTTTCGAGCGCCACCAGGTGTTGGTGCTCTGGTTGATGCCGAGCACGGTCGAGGACGCGGTCGGATCGTCGGGCACGAGATGCTGCAGCCCGCCGATCTGGTTCGACGCCGAGCCATCGGAATAAAGATCGTCGCCGATGTTGTTCTCGAGCGTCTTGATCGCGTTCTTGACCTTTGCGGTCACGAAGTTGACCACGCGCGTCTTGCCCGAGGCGTTGATGCGGCGCTCACGGCCGGAGAAGGTGGCGAGAGCCGCCGCCTGCATCCAGTTCGCGGTCGCCGAGGTAAGGACGTCGGCGCCGGAGACGTCGAGCACCTGGCCGCCGGAGTACCGCTGGAACACGCCCTCGGCGTATTCGAGCGGCAGGACGATGTCGGTGCCGCCGTCTTCGCGCAGCAGGTTGCCCCGCCGACGCATCATGAACAAAAAGATATTGCCCTGGCTCACGTTGTCGGCAAGCGTTCCGCCCTGCAGATAGAGCCGGAGCGTGGTGGAGACGAGTTCGGAAAGGTTGGGCGATGCCATGGTTGGCTCCTATGGGTAAGCGCGCGTTCCGGTGGGTACGCGCGCGGAGGAGCCGAACTTGTAGAACCGTGCTCTTTGGGCCTCCGGTCTACCGGCCAGCCATGAGCTGGTCGTAGGCCATGGAGGCCGCATCACCAATGGACTTTGGGCGCTGGGTCGTGCTCTGGGTCTGCGGCTGCGGCGAAAGGCGTCCGGCCTTGCGTGCAGCCTCGACGGCCGCTCGCTCCCGGCGCTCCTTCTCCTCGCGCTTCGCTTTTGCCTCGGCTTCCTCGCGCGCGCGTCGGTCGGCGTCGACCTTCGCGCGAATCGCCGGATGCGCGTTGACCGCCATTTCATAGGCTTCATCCAGCGATCTGGCGTGACCGTCTTCCATCAGCGAGCCCATCACCTTGGACACTTCGGCGAAGTGCGGATGCTTGGGCTGGCCCTGTTCGTCGGTCGCGTCCCTGAAATCGTGGATGGCCTGGTTCAGAGCGGCGTCATGCCGCTCCCGGGCAGTCTGCGTCTGCTGGTCGATGTGGCCGGTGACCCGGTTCACGATCTGACGCAGCTCGGTGATATCCTTGTCCTTCTGGGCGAGCGTGGTTCTCAGTTCGGCAATCTGGGGATCGACATAGCCGTCGGTCCCCGGTTGACTGGTTTCGGCTGCGGGAGCTGTGCCCGCGGCCTTGGTGGCGAATTTCCCCAGGTCGATGCCATAGGCTCGGCAGATCGCTGGCAGCGCCTTTTCCGGGTCCTGGACGAGTCCGAGATGGGCGCGATAGAGGCGTCCCACCGCTTCGGCCTCGCCGATCCCGTCGGCTTCGGCGTCCCGCTTGATCGCATCGAGGAGCGGTCGCATCGGCTCGATGCGCTGCCTGTCCCGGGCGACGTCCTGGAATTTCTGGGTAAACCCGGACTCCAGCGATTTGACGAACTTCATCGCCAGAGGCTTGGCCCCGGCGGGAAGTGCATCGAATGCCTCTTTGTCCTGGGCCGACCAGTGCTGCGGCGGCTTGGCGTCGGTCGACGCCGCCTTCGCATCCTTGGTCTCAGTTTTGGTCTCGGTCTTCTTGGCGGCCTTGTCCTCGGGCTTGTCGCCCTTGGTCTCGTCCGCCTCGTTGCCTTCGTCGGCCTCGGCCTCGCCCGAGACAAAGCGGCCCTGCGCATCGCGCTTGGGCTTGTCGTCGGCCTTGGCCTGCAGCTCGTCGAAGGCTTTCGACGCCGCCTCCTCGAGCGTCATCCGCTTAGCGCCACCCTTGCCGGTGTCTGCTGCGGCCTCGCTCTTCTCCTGAGGCTTCGTCGAGGTCGTCTCCGCCGCCGGATCGGCAGCGGTCACGTCGTCAGCTTGGGCTTGGCCAGAATCCTGGCCGCCCGCGCCGCTTGCGTCGGTCAAATCGGTTACTCCTGCTCTGGAAGGCCGCCCCAATCAGGGCTTGGCCGGATAGATCAGCTCTGCTGCTGCCTCAGCCGTTCGCGCCGACGGGCACCGATCACGGACCCGAACTCGCGCGCGTCGATGACGTCATGGCGTTTCATGTGCTCGCGCCGCTGTGCCCGACCGCGGATCACGCTGTTGTCGATGGGCGAGACGTGGTCGGGATAGTCGCCCTGCAGATGGATGCGCGGGGCAATGCGCGCGGCCTCGGTCTTCTCGATGATCCTGCCGCCGCGCGCGACGTAGGTGGTTCTCACGCAGCACTCCGTTTCAAGGCCAGGCCGAGCGCCTTCGGATCGAAATCTCCGGCGTTGAGCCGGCGGAAATTGGCCTGACCGATCTTCTTCATCGCCTCGGGGCGAAGCACGCCCTCGCCCTCGTGCACGGTTGCCCGGCGGGCTTCCATCCTGCGGTCGCCGTCGCTCGGCACGATACCGCCGCGGCGGAAGTTTTCCGCGTCGTCTCTGCCCGGGGCTGCCGTATCAGCGGTGTTGGTGTCGAGATCTGGATTTGTCCCGGGCGCGCCGCCGATCGATGCGGGACCGCCCCATCCGGCTTGGTTCGTGCCTTGGATGCCGACGTTGCCGGTCCGCCCCTCGGCCAAACCAGCCATTTCGCGATCGAGATCAGCCTTGTTTACTCGATCGTCGTACATACGGCCAAGCGCGTAGCCCATGAGCGCCCCGCCTGGAACCGGCGCTGCAAGCCCGGCGATCGTGCCGACGGTGCGGCCAACCGTCGACGGTCCTCGCCCCATGCCTGTGTAGCCGCCGAGATCTCCCTCTTCGAGTAAACTAGACATGCTACCCTCGAAGCCGCCGGGAAAATTGAGCGGCGCCACGACGGCGGGCGCGACGGCGGGCGCGACGGCGGGCGCGACGGCGGACGCGGGATAGCGCGGTCCATAGACCTGCATCGGCGGGATGTAGGGTAGGCCAAAGGGCATGTCACATCACCATCTGTGGGGTGGCGCCGGGAACGGGCGGCATAGAGACCGCCAGCGGATCGGCCGGCATCGGCTGGGCCGCGGCGGGATCGAGCGCCGGGCCGCCGTTGTAGCCGATACCGGGCGCCGGCGATTGCGTGGATTGCGCCGGCTGGCCGATCTGGTTAACCGCGTCTTCCACTTCACGCCCGAGCTTCGCTCTCCGCACCACGGCCAGCAGCATGGCCTTGGCCGCCTCGAGCGGAACGGCACCGCTGGCGACAACAGGACCAATGCCATTGATGAACTCGACGATGCCGGTCAGGAGATCCCTCAGCGCCTTCATGTCCTGCGCCTCGCTCTCGGCCACCGTGCTGTCGGTTTCCACGTCGATGCGGTAGTTGCGCATCTGGTCGGAGCGCATGACCTGCATGATCTCTTCCCAGGACGGCTTGTCGGCGAAGGCTACGATCTCCGCAGGGATCGCAGCACCCATCGCGCGCTCGGCGGCCATCCTGGCCTTGATCTGCTCGGCCTCCGCCCGGGTCATGGGAAAGTCGAGCCCGGTCATCTCGGCCAGCACTTCGGGCGAGCAGTGCTCGGCGATCAGCTCGGCCATGATCCTGAGCACGTCGCGAGCGAATCTCTGGACCTGCTTCTGCCGCCGCTGGATGCGCAACCCGCCCCAGGCCGTCTTGATCCTTTGAGCCCCCAGCGTCTCGTCCGCTTTGGTCGATCCCCGCATGATGTCGGCCAGCCCGATCGCTTCGAAGATCACCTGCTTGATCTGGTCGCGATTCTGGTAGAGCTGGGTGACCGCGACGACGATCTCGGCGATGGGCAGGAACTGCAGAGCCCCCTTGAACCCGCCGCCCTCGGCGAATTGCGGCCAGTTGTCAAGCCCGACCAGCGTGTTGTCGTCGCTCGTCAGGATGCGCTTGACGTCGTCGCCGAGCTGCCTGTCGTAAGCGCCGGCAACCTTGATCTGGCGCACCATGCGGATGATGCGCTTGGACACCGCGTCGAGCTCGTCGGCCTGCTCCCGGTAGGTGTCAAACGGGGGAACCGGAACGATGGTGTCGGTCGTGCGCACCGCTTCCAACGGCCTCGGCAGCGGCACGAAGTCCTTGAGCTTGAGCAGATCGCCCTCGATCATCGCCGGCTCGTCCATGCCCTCGGCGAGCAGCACGACCTTGCGCGCCCTGCGGTCCCAGATCTGCCACAGCTCGGCGCGCTTCAAGACTTCCTGATCATCCTTGGACAGACGGATCGATCCGCCATCCTCCTTGACGAAGTTGAGCGGCACCTTCTCGGCGATCTCCGCCCCGACCATGTCGACCAGCTCGACCTTGTCCGGCGTTAATCTCCGGGCGACCCACGGGGCAAGGCCGATGTCCTTGCACGGCCCGTAGCGCAGATCCTCCCAGGCGACATATTCCGGCATCACGGTCTGCCACAGGATGCGCTCGACCGGCTGGCCGTTCTCGCCCTGCACCTGTCCGGTCTGCGGCCGATAGGCGATCCAGCATGCCCCGCGCCCCGGCAAGAGCATGTCGTCGATCGCCGATTCCATGATGCGGTCAAAGTCGCAGCAGTCGATGGAATACGAAAGCGCGCGCTCCATCACCTCGGCGACCCAGCGGCTGAGCTGGTCGCTGTCGCGATACCGACGCCTGACATCGGGCCGAGGCGTGGCCGAGTAGAGCGCCGGGCGCTCGGTCTCCACGTTGCTGAACAGGATATTGAATGCGGCTTTCTTCGATGCGAGCCCGCTGCGGGCCTTGACTTGTTCAGAGCGGTAGATCTCGACGATCTCGCGGCCACGCTTGCGCCACTCGGCTTCGCGGGCATGAGAGGCTGCAAGCTCAGCCCGCCAATAGCGGGCAACCGCCTTCGAGTCCTCGCCGAACTCGGCAGGACTGTCGGCGGTCGTCTTGTCGACCATCGTTCTATCTGCTGACCGAGTAGGCGATCGACACGGTTTGCTCGGTGTTGGCCGCGCCGGCGCCGGCGAACTCGAGCGTCATCGCCGTATTCTGCGAGCCCATGATGTTGAGGCCGGACAGGTGCAGGCGGGCCGACGTATTGGCGACGCAGGCGATCTTGCCGGTCCACAGAACCGTTCCCGCCCCCGTGGCGCCGTCGCGAAGATTGACCGTCATGATGCCAGACGCGGTTGCCGCGGCCGCGATGGTCGCGTCGATGGCGTGGCAGCGATACCGGCTCCCAACCATGTTGTCGGTCGAGCTACGCGCGGCGAGCGTGATGGTCGCCTGGGTCGCGGCGGCCGGAACGTGGGTCGAGGTGAGCATGCCCGGCGGGCTGACTTCGGTGGTCATGTTCTCTAATCCTCCGCATCCTCGCCGCGGCGCCGGCGGATGTGCTTGTCGATGGCTTCCTGGAAGGTCGGAACGTGACGGGCCGGCTCTGGTGCTGCCGGCAGTGGTGCAATCCACGGGCGGGACATGCACGCATATCGAGTTTCGTCTGCTGCGTGGTCCTCGCCGTCGGTATCGACGTCCTCGGCTCTCGCGGTATCGTGCTGCAAGGCCGGCAAGGTTCTGACGGTGTCCGTACAGGTCGAGAAGAAAACAATCATAGGGCTGTCATCGCCCTTCAACCTAGCCCTGAGCATGTCCCAGCCACCAAGTGCGCCGGCCCTTGCGACGCGCGCGTTGTCGGCCGGACGGAACGTCACCTTGCGCCTGCACATCCGTTCGGCGATCGACGGGCCGCCATCGGCCGTGAATGCCGCAGGGTCGAGCACGCCATAGGCGATCTTGTCACCTTTCTCGCGCTCTAAGATCCCGTCGGCCACTTCCTCGGCCGTCAGCTTCAATCCGATATTCGGCGCCGCCGCGCCGTACCATTCCCGATACTTGACGAGACATCCTCGGGGCAGACAGATCGCCGAGCCTATCTCGCCACGCTCGATGGGCTCCCCGTCGGCAATTGCATACCAGCCGACCGAGAACGGCCTAGCGGAACCCCAATCCATCGCCCTGAATCGCGCCCATTCCCCGGGCAACTTGAAAGGCTCGACGACGTGCCGCTCGGTCGAAAACTCAGTGAAGAAAGCACCCTCGATGATCGACCAGTCGCCCTCAAGCCAAGCTTTGACCAACCGGTCATTGCCCGACATCTGCAGGTTGGCGATGTATTCCGGGCCGAGCAGATTGTGATCGGTGATCTTGCCCGGAATGAAAACCCGGTCCCTCATGACCCTCTGCTTCGTCCACGGGTTTTCGTATTCGTTGCGCTGCACCTTCCAGCCCAAGGGCGCTGGATCAATGTAGCGCGCCTTGACCCAATGGTGCCCCGGGCCGCCCGGATTCCCCGTCGCGCGGAATCCAACGCGCACGCCGGCAGCAGAGCGAAGCGTCGCCATCAGCTTGAGCACCGGGGCCGGATCGGCGAATTGACCGATCTCCTCGACATACACTCTCGTGTAGCTGTGGCCCTGATAGTGCTCGGCATCCTCGTCACGGTCGAGGTAGGCAAAGCGCAGGCGAGCCCCCGACGGCCACCGCGCGACATGCGCCTGGTCCTGGAACTTCACGCCGAGCGGCATGTAGATCGCTTTGGCGCGCTCGTAGGTCTCGACCAGATCGGTTCTCTCGCGACGAACCATCAGGCCAATGGCGTTTGATCCGTGCTCGTCAGAGTGGACCGCGAATTCGCCGAGCATCCCGTCTGTCTTGAGCGAACCGCGGGCGCCGCCGTAGAAAATCTCGAAGACTGGGCAGGCCAGCAATGCCGCCTGGGGCCTTGATTTCGGCTCCCAGGCAACTCTTACTGCACCGTCGGCGCCGGCGGCCGGTATTCCTGAGACCATTGATCGGCGTCGGCGATGAAGGCGGGCGCCCGGACAACGTAGCGGTGTTCGACCTCCGCCGTGATCGTGAGCGGGAGGACCTGGCCAAGCAGACGGCAGAACACATCCGGCTTGGTTTTGGCGATCATCTCAAGATATTCCGAGCCGCCGACCTTATCGAACGCCGCGAGGATCGCCGCCTTGACGTTCGCGCTCAGCTTGTTCGGCGTGCCGGCCTTTCGACCGCCGGTCTTGTAGCCCTTAGCCATGGGCCACCTGTCTAATTTGCTCTAGTTCAGATGGCAAAACCAAGTGCGGCGCGAAGTGCAGAATGACCCGCGCCGCATAGGCTCGCGTTCCGATCCGGGCCATTTCGCGTTCTCAGGGCAGCACAACCGTGCGAATGGGTATTGCCCGAGACCCGTTTCCGCCAAGGCACTTATTCAAAGGCGGCTGAACCTCGGCTATGCGAACGATTTCCGCCTTGCACGCATCACGCTCCGAGCGGTACCGCCAAAAAATGCGACCGCCCATCCCGAAGCGACGCTCTTGCGCGCGGAGCCGGCCCTTGGATCCCTTTCCTACGTATTGGATCGAGCCGTCTGCGCCTACGATCTCATAGACGTAAAATCGATAAACCATGAGATTACCTCCGACCGCCATCGGGCGGCTTGGTCGGAACGAAAACGCCCGCCACGGAAAGCCGGGCGGGCGCGGGAATTTCAGATTGCGTTAATTGATACGCTGAGGCGCTTGGGTTTGCAAGATGGAAATTCAGACCAGCGGGCGCTACGGGGGCAGCGTGAGCGGGCTCGCGACCATCGCGGCTCTGCTACTGCCCCGAGCCCCGCCGGCCAGCCGGTCGGGGCGGTCGGGGGCGCGAGCGTCCTATTCGGCGTGCTCGCCCTCCTTGAAGGCGCTGTCAGTGATGCGCTTGAGGAGTTCGGCGTAGTGGGCAAGCGTCCCGACATGGCCCCAGTTGATGTCATCGCTGTATCCGAAGTGCTCATCGCTGAGCGACTTCAGGCGATCAAGCATCGTGTCGATCTCGGCTTTGCGGCCGACGAAGGCTTCGAGGGCGGTTCTGGTTTCTTTGCGGTTGCGCTTCGCTTTTCCCATATTCCCCTCCCCTAGCCTTGGGCTTCCATGATGGGCGTCTCTCCTGGCTGCCATGTCGGTGAGGCCCAAACCCGGCCGTTGTAAGAAATGCGGGCGACGAAATTCCCGGTTTCGTCGGTCACGCGGCCTTCTGGGAATCGCGACGACGGCCTTTTGGCGCGGATGCGGCAATAGACCTTGCTCGCGTCCGCAAGGTCGATGGCGTCAGCCCTCAGGCGACCGATTGTCAGGGTAAGATTGTTGCTCATGGGTTCCTCCGGTTTCGACGCC